CCATACATAGGACGTGAGCCCCTAAGTTCAGATTTCAAAAAACTAGATAACATCACGCCAAACGGCGGTGCATCTTACAGTCTTTTATTTAACGGTGCAGCATACGACCCAGGCAGTAGCACTCGTCTTATTGTTTCGGTAAACGGTGTAACGCAAGCCCCAGACGTAGCGTACACAGTATCAGGCTCAACAATCACATTCACAGCAAACTTAGTATCTGGCACAGACGTAGTTGATTACATTGTAGGAATGGGCGACGTCTTCAATGCTGGTACAGTTGCAGACGGCGCAATAACCCCAGCAAAACTTGCCTCGACTCTCGTCTTGGACGACACACCTATACGAACTAATATAAACTCTTTAAACAACTCGGTAACAGTTGCAGCCAATCAGAACGCTTTTGTTGCTGGGCCAATAACAATTACGCAACCATTAACAATTAATGGGACATTTACGGTGGTATAGATGGCATCAGAGCTAACAGTACAAACACTCAAAGCGCCGACGTCTGGTGGAAACGCCAACAAGATTTTGATTCCTAGTGGGCAAACCGTGTATTCGCCTGGGACAACCATTCAACAGCTTCATCAAACCATAACTGCATATACTTCAACGTCTGCAACAAGTTTGACTGGTACTGGGTTTACCTTAACCATAACTCCAAAGTCTACTTCTAGCATAATAAAATGCACAGTTGGTTTTAATGGTTTTTATGCAGCTCAACAAAATACTGGTGGTCGTTTAGAACTTATGAAAAATGGAAGTTCTATTGCATATCTTGATGATATAACTGGATATGGAATTTCAAATCAAAATGCAAATCAAGGGTTTAACCCTACTCATGTTTATTTTGATTCCCCAAGTACAACGGCTGCAACAATATATTCTATATCTTGGTTTAGAAATGGTGGTTCGGGAGTTTTATACTTTAATAATTACATAACTGGCAACAACAGGACTCGGTCTTGGTTTACAGTAGAGGAGATTGCGCAATGAGTACATTATTCGTAGACAATCTCAAGCCGAACTTAGAAACAGGGGTTCATGCTCCTGGGCATGTTATTCAAGTTCTTAGCACCACCAAACTGGATGACCATTTTCAATCTGCAACAACTAGCTTTGTTGATGTGACTGGGGTGACCTTAACAATCACACCTCACTATGTAAGTAGTAAAATTCTTGTTACAGTAAGTGGTGTGTTCAGTCACAATACGTCATCAAGATTGTCTTTGTTTAACTTAGTAAGAAATTCTACAGCTATAGGACTACCAACTAGCCCAAAAAGTAATTCTGCTACAAGGGCAATGTATCACAACGGAACAGACCAATTGCATCAATTACACATTGAGTTTCTTGATAGCCCAGCGACAACTTCACCAACGAATTATAAACTTCAAATGAGAACAAACTCTTCTGGCACTTTATATATTGGAGACAGGCCTACGGAAGATACAAGACAAGGAACAACAATAACGCTTATGGAGATTGCACAATGAGTTCAGTAATCAAAGTCGATGCAATTCAAAACCAGTCAGGTACTGCTGCTCTTTCTATAGCAAGCAATGGTCGAATCACCAAAGCTCATATTCCAAGTTTTTTTGCAGTAAAAAATGCAAATCTGGCGGAATCAAATGGCAGTGTTGAGATTGGGGATTGGACTGCTGACTTCAACATTGGTAATCATTTTAACGCCAGCAATGGTCGTTTTACTTGCCCAGTAACAGGACTGTATTCATTTACATTTAATGCAATGCACGGAAATCCATCTGGTGACTGGCAACTACACGGCAAAAAAAATGCGAGTACTAATATTATAAAAGCTAATCAAACTGGAACTGGAGCTAGTTGGAATCAAACAACACTTTCTTTTGTACAGCAATTTAATGCCAACGACACTATGTCATTTTTTCTATACTCTACAGCTTCATCGACTTATGGCATATATGGAGGCAATACCTCAAGATTCACAACTTTTTGTGGGCATTTAATAGGATAAAGATATGGCACTAACAAAACTAAATAACGCAGCAATATCTTCAGTCACAAACACTGGGTTGCCAGCTTTAGCTAGAACGAACATGCCTACAGGCACTGTAATTCAAGTACAAAGCTATAGTGCATATCCAGGTTACGGCGAGGTTGCAAGTTCTAGTGGTTATGTCGATTCTGGAATAAACATTACAATAACCCCTACCGCTACTTCCAGTAAGATTTTACTGCAATGTCAATGGTCTTGGTGGCTTACTACTGATGCAAACAATTACATGCAAGCTACAATTTATAGAACTATTGGTGGCTCTGGTCTGACAAATTTAGCTACAGACAATACTTATGACGCTATGCACTTTTATGGCCCAAAAAGACATGCTGGGTACAATGACGCAGCTTATCTTCAACATATTGATTCACCTAACACGACATCGGCATGTGTGTATAAAATTTACGTAAGACCTTATGATGGAACAAATAATTTAAGATATAAATGGTCGCAAACAGAAACAACAATGAACGCTTTGGAAATTGCGGGATAAACAAGGAGGCAATATGACTGACATAGCACAAGCACTAGCGTCTCTCGAAATAAAAGAATGGGTATTGCGTGGCGAGCCCACATCTAAATCTGAGTTCGAGAAGATGTTTGCAAAAGTAACTGGCACAGACGAAAACGGAAGTGCTATAGAAAGCAGTAACCCAAAAGACTTTGGTGTTACTTGGGATGAGGTAAAGGCAGAAAAGGACAAGTTGGAGGCAGCAGAACCTATGAAGCTTTTACGTGCAGAACGAAATATGAAGCTTGCAGAAACAGACTGGTGGGCAAGCTCTGACCTTACAATGACAGACGCACAAAAGAAGTATCGTCAAGATTTACGTGACATTACAAAAACATACGATAGTCTGGAGAAAGTAAAATGGCCTACAAAGCCATAAAGGTGCAGCATGGAGTTAATGGTATGGAATGGAGTTCTAACGTTAATACTTGGTTTAGTCGGGTATTTTTTACGTGAGAGGTCTGCTGAAATCAATCGTTTGTCAATTCTTCTTAACAAGACACGAGAAGAAATTGCAAAAGAATATGTGACGAAAAAAGAAATGGAATCTGATATAAACAGAGTTATAGATAGATTAGATGCACTAGATTCTAAGATTGACAGATTAATTGAAAAGAGAGGGCGATAATGGGAAGCAAAGAAGGAAAGATTGAATCGTACAATCCTAAAGACGCTGCTATCAACAGGACTGTGAACAAAAAAGGTCACGGGTCTGTAATGGCTGGCAAGGCAGTTGTACGAAAGAGTAAGAAGATTAAAAGAACTAAATGACCCCACAAGCAAAGCTCAAAGCGATAAAAGAGCTTACAGGTTCAAAGGGTTGGGCAGTTCTTTTAGATGTAATGAACGACGAGATTCTGGCGTCTGCCATGTCTATTGCTGAGTCAGCAAACATGGATTTGACAGAAATAAACTTCAGACGTGGCTCAATATGGGCTGCTAAGAGGATGCTCGAATTACCTGTACGTCTGCAATCAAAGCTGGAGTCTGAGATTGCGCTGTCTGATATGGACGACAGAAATAAGAATAAAGGTAATAATGAGCAATAATTTAAACAAACCCCCCGCTTCGGCTGGGAGAACGGAGAAATAAAATGGCGACACCGCAAAACCCCCAAGACGCTATGGCTGCTGTAGACAGACTGGCCTCAAACCAAATGGGCGTTACCCCTACTCAGACGCAAACACCAGCCCCTGAGAAGAAAAAAGAGGACAGCAACGAAGGCAAAGCAGCTGAGAAAGGCAGTCCCGAAACTGAAGGTGACAAGATGACCGCTGAAGCAATCATCTATGAGATTGAGTTTGGCGATGGAAGTGACCCGAAGACAAAGCGAAAGCTTACACCTCAACAAATCAAATCAACGTTTGAGAGGTACAGCGCTCTTAATTTTAGGAACGCAAAGTATAAGCCTGTTATGGATGTTATTGAGCAGTACATGCGCAAAAACCCTGGGGCGAATACAAAAGAAGTTGCTCAGATTCTTAGCAACCTAGCTAAAAGCGAAGAATCAAATCCCACAATGGGCAACACACAGGGCGATAAGCCAGGTGTTTATGAGAAAGATGCAGCAGTCAAGTCTGGAGACATGGAGGCAAGTCTTAAAAAGTGGGAAGAAGAAAATGCAGCTTCACTGCCACCTGGGTACAAAGAGATGATGATGTCTGGAGCCCAAGGCAATCAAGGCATGCAAGCTATGCAGCAACAAATCAACCAGCTATCACAGTTACTACGTGGTGTATTGGCTAACTCACAAGGCGTCGCAAACGCAGCAAAGAACCAAGTTGCCAACTCACAAGCACAAAGTGTACAGGCTGTACAGCAACAGATTGCTAACAATATTGATAGAGTACAACAAGCACTGGGTCTACCTGACACAGCTGCCAATGACTTTATGATATTTGCAGCAGAACGTGGCTTTACTATGGAAGATTTTGTTGACCCCCAAATGACTATTAAGGTCATGCAAGATTTCAAAAACAGCATGAACAGTCCAGAGATGGATAGAATGAAGGCTATCGCTGAAAGGCGACAAGCATTTACGGGCTCGCTAGGTCAAACACCAGCAGCAAATCCAACAAATGCGCCGACAGAAACTGCCTCTACTTTGGATAACTTGATTAACAAAACCATGTCTAAACGAATGAGCTAATATTTGTACAAAGCATTTGTGACAATATGTCACTTAATGAACCCTGAGTATTGTATCGTACTGGAAGACCAATACGGCCCGTACAAGACAGAAGAGATGTGCAAAAGACGTGCGTACGAAATATCAAGGAAAGTTCACAAAGGCTACCCTATGTACAAGTCTAAAAGGTTTAGATGCCCTAAAATTGGAGATTATGATTTATAGGGATGACAAGTACATGGTTTATAACATATCATACGAATAACACATAAACTGCGCCGAGGCCCAGTGTGTTTTAGAGTTTATGCGATGGTTAATTTCCGTAACGACTCGACTGTAAAAAAACCGTAACTAATGCTATAAGGAGGTAAATTATGGCAGCAATACAAGGATTGCGGGGAACAGGAGAGTTTACATCTGATTTCCGCCCGAAAAATTACCGTGAGCTTTTCACGTTGTTGGAACCAAACGGTAACGCTCCACTGAACGCATTGCTTGCAATGGGTTCATCAGAGCCAACAGACGACCCAGAGTATAAAAACTTTAGGGACGAACTACCAGAGCGTACATTGAAAGTGAATGGTGCTGTTGCTTCAACATCAACAACATCAGTTACAATCGATGCAGCTGACGACAATAAATTCGCTGTAAAAGGCGCAATCATTGTCAACAGTGAAACAAGCGAAGTGATGCACGCTACTGCTGATACTACTGGCACTACCCTTACTGTGACCAGAAACATTGGTGGTACAGCGCATCAAATTGCAGATGATGCAATCTTGTTTATCGCTGGATTTGCAGCGGCTGAAGGTGACACCTCACCAACTGCAATCAGCTTCGACGCTTCAGTAGTCTCAAACTTCACTCAGATTTTTAGGACTGCTTTCCAAGTATCAAATACTTTGCAAAGCACATACCTAAGAACTGGTGATAAGTTAGACGAGGCTATGACTAAAGCACTCAAGCTCCACATGTCTGACATAGAGCGAGCTATGTTCTTTGGTAACAAGCACGAAGCTAACGGTTCAACTGCACAGCCAACAAGGTTTACTGGCGGTCTATTGAACAGCTTAACCAATGTTGTAGACATTGCGACACAGAACGCCACTTATGGTGGTAGTAGTGCTGGAACAATGACTGAAGATGGTTTCGACTCTCTTCTTATCAACACAGTGTTTAAGTTTGGTTCAAAACAAAAGATTGCTTTTGTTGGTGAAACAGTAGCGAACCACTTGCAGCAGTATGGTAAGGACAGATGGCAGCCAACAGCTGTTGAAGGTGCTTACGGAGTCAACCTAACTAGGTATGCTACATTTGCTGGAGACTTGATGGTACACTTGCATCCGCAGTTCCGTCAGCTTCCACACATGAAGACTGCTATGGTTATCATTGACTTCCCGTACTTGGTATATCGTTACCTTGAAGGACGTGATACTCAGTTGCTAGAAAACAGGCAAGCCGTCGACGCAGATAGCGTCAAGCACGAGTACCTAACCGAATGTGGTTTGGAACTCTTGCAAGACAAAGTACATGCGTACGTTAAAGGCTGGACTGCAAGGAAGAACTAATTAGGACGACCTTACAGTTCGATTGAGGCATAGTAAGGGGGCAATAATGCCCCCTTACTTTTATCAAGAGGTGAATATGACAGAGAAAAAAGTTAGAGCCCGAACAAAGAAAGGTCATTACAAGGCTGATGACCCGTCTACACCAGATGTAAACGAAGCTTATGTTCAGGAAGAAAAGCCAAAAAAAGCTGAACCAACAGTAGTTTGGTTTGAAAGCAGACAACCAGAGCCAAGCATGTTTGATGTAGCTGGCTTACGTTCAATTAGACGATACTCAGACAATCATTTAGAATGGAAAGTAATGTCAGATGACGTTGCTAGGTTTGAGAGAGACCACTTTATTATGAATGGAAGGGTACGTAGGAAGGCTGTAGAATAATGCCAACAGTTACAACTGACACCACTACGGAAACAAGTAACACTAATCCTCACATACGTGAGAAACATTCTCCCCTTGAGAGTCTAATATTTCAGGCGCTAAGACGTTACGGCGATTTTAGCCCTGGAACATTAGATGGGGATGTGGGTTTGATGTTTCTTGAGTTTGCAAACATGGTTATTGACGATATACGTATGCACCCATACGCACCATCAACAACCACAACCACAACATCTGGCACAACAACAACCACTACAACAACAGTGGACGGCATAGATTACTATGAATCTTTGCAAGACGTGCGTGAGATTGATGACATCATCATAGTCCAGGGACTGCTTTATCATTACGCTTTACAACAGGGTAGTGAAAAAGTGTCCGTGTACTTGCCAACATACAACACAACTCTTAACAGACAGTTGTGGAGACAGAAGAATGGCAATACAAAGATACGTATGACTGTTGTGGATGATGGTACAAACAAGGGAAACATCAATAAAGGAAAAACAGATACAGTAAATGGAACGGTTAGCTATTAATGTCCAGCACTATCAAGTCTCCAAGTGGGGTAAAAACCAAGGTATTTGCTTACGAGAACTTTCAAGGTCTTGATACCTCTCGTGACATAACCTCTTTAGATACTGGTAAGGAGCAACACCTTAACCAGATTATCAACGGCACGGCAGACTGGCGTGGGCAAATAGTTCGTGACGCATCAACTGTATTTAGAAAAGGTGAGTTCAAAGTAAATCACATCCGCTTCTTTGGTAAAGACGAAGCTTTGTGGGTAGAACAAACAGGTTCTGGTCTTAATTTTAAATCTGATAGAGACCACGAATTACTTGATGTACACCCAACAGCAGCCATAGTTTCTACTACAGTATTCAATCAATCGGTTCAGCTAGCTGCAAGAGCAAGACCAATGTACCGATATGATGGTGTAAACTTTTCAAGAAACCAATCACCAGCAATAAACAACTTGCAACCAGGGTTTCTTACGTCTGTACAAAGACGTCTTGTGATTGCTGGAATTCCAGGAAGAGAGACACAAGTACACCTAAGTCGTGTAGACCAAGACGAGATTTTTCCCGAAGACGAAGACCCAGCATCAACAAACGTTTTGCGGGCTGGGTTTATAGACATTGCAAACTTGCTTGGAACGGCTGACCAAATAACTGGTCTTGGCTCTTTCGAGCAAAACAGATTAGCAGTATTCACTGCTGACCGAGCTATCATATTTAAGATAGACCCAAGCATAGATAACTGGCTTGTTGATGATAACGCAAATATCAACATTGGCTGTGCATCTCACAACAGCATTGTAAACGCTGGAACAGACCTGTTGTTTTGTTCAAGGTCTGGCATACACTCAATCAAACGTTCAGAAGACAATGGTATTCTTGTTTATTCTTATAGCCTTTCAGACAAGATTGATATTTTATACAGAGAGCTATTTGATTCTGTAGAAGA